AATGCGTCTGGTGAAGCAACTATAACATTATGGCCGGATTTGCGATCATCCCCGTCTGATGGAGCCGCTATTGTTGTTTCTGATGCAAAAGGTGTGTTTCAATTATCAACGCCAATAACAAACTGGCAAATAAATAACGCGGGTTTTTATCAAATGTCATTTGGCGCGGTTGAAAAATTATGAGCCGGTCATTAGGCACAGATTTCACAAACAGCTTATCAGCGGCTTCTTTGCAGCCGTTTTTTGCTGTGCATTTGGCGTTTGATGGCGGTGACATTCGGGCTTGGACAGGTTTTGGCATTATTTCATTTGGCGGTGAAGATTATGACGGCGGCGGGAATATTCTTTCCATTAGCGATATTGATGAAGCCAGCGAAATCCGCGCTACCGGAATAAATGTTTCGCTATCTGGCTTGCCATCATCACTTGTTTCGGCTGCCTTGACTGAGGATTACCAAAACAGGCCAATGACATTATATTTTGGCACATTGGACAGTGCCGGAGCGATAAACGATGATCCATATGTTGTCTTTAAGGGGCAGATGGATCAAATGTCAATTCAAGAAAGCGGAGAAACGGCGACCATTGTTATAAGCTGTGAAAGTCGCTTGATTGATCTAGAGATTGCAAGAACACGGCGATACACAAGTGAAGACCAAAAAATAGATTACCCAAATGATAAAGGACTGGAGTTTATAGCAGACTTACAAGATAAACAAATTGTTTGGGGTAAGAAATAATGAGTTGGGTTTCAAGTTTTGCTCGCGGCGTTGGACGTGCTTTAAAAAATCCATCAACATTAATTACTGCGGGTATTTATGCTGTAACTGGCAATTTTGCTATGGCTGCAACTACAATAGCTGCGGCTGGCGCGGCCAATGCGCTTGCTCCCAAACCCCAAATGCCATCGTATAGTAGTTATGCGGGGTCAGCAGGTGATGGTTCAGGAGGTGAGGGTCAGTCGCGCACGCAAATGATCAAACAACCAATTACGCCGCGCCGTTTTGTTTATGGTGAAACGCGCATTTCTGGCGTTCTTGGACATATGGAAAGCACCAACAACGATTTGTATTTGCATATGGTCATTTTGATGGCATCACACGAAATCAATAGTTTCCAAACAATATATTTAAATGATGAGGCTTTAACGCTTGATGGCAGTGGCAACGTAACCAGCCCATCACGTTATAATGGCAAGGTGCGGGTTAAACTTCACACCGGAAGCAGCACGCAAACTGCTGATTCTGACTTAGTATCTGAAAGCGCAGTCTGGACAAGTAACCATCGGCTGCAAGGCATAGCTTATATGTATGTGCGGCTTAAATTTGATAATGACGCCTTTCCAACCGGCACACCAAATTTCAGCGCAAAAGTGCGCGGCAAAGAACTTTATGATCCGCGCACCGGAACAACTTATTATTCAGCAAACCCAGCCCTTGCAATCCGCGATTATTTATCAAACAGCACCTATGGATTTGCGGCTGATGCGGATGAAATAAACGACACAGAAATATCTGCGGCGGCAAATATTTGCGATCAAAGCGTTGCACTTTCTGGCGGTGGATCAGAAAACAGATATGAAATTAATGGCACATTTACAACTGCAAATGCACCGAAGCGTATTATTCAAGAAATGATCACAAGTTGCGGCGGGATTGTTTCATATGTAAATGGCAAATTTACAATAAAGGTCGCTGCGTATCGTTCACCATCAATGATTTTAAATGAAAATGATGTTGTCAGCACAATTTCATTTCAAACAAAACGCAGTAAGCGTGATAATTATAATGCGGTCAAAGGAATTTTCTCACCGCCAGAAACAAATTATATTCCAACAGATTATCCGGTTTTAACAAGTAGCGCATTTGAAGCTGAAGATGGGAATTTGCGTAGATTTTTAGATTACAATCTGCCCTATACAACAAGCAGTGCAATGGCGCAGCGATTGGCAAAAATTGCTCTTTACCGAAATCGACAGCAAGTAACAATGTCAATGAATTGCACGATGAAGGCGTTTGACCTTTCCGTTGGTGATACAGTGCAAATTGATAATGATCGTTTGGGTTTTTCTGGAAAAATATTTGAAGTTGTTGAATGGTCGTCTGGAATTAGCGATGATGATAATGGAATGCCCGTCATTAATGTTTCACTATTCTTACGGGAAACAAACAGCGCAGTTTACGATTGGAACGCTGACGAAAAGGTTTTCACTTTAGATAACACAAATCTGCCAAATCCGTTCGATATATCAGCACCAACAATCACAGTTTCAGATGATTTGCAAACATACAATCAACAATCCGTTTCTGTGCTTATTGCTGATGTTGCGGCCACGTCAACATTTCACCAGCAATTTGAGGTTGAAGCAAAATTAACCACAGACACCAATTTCACAAATTTAGGCATTGGCTCTGGAACTAGGTTCTCACTTGTGAATGTGCAAGCTGGGGCAACTTATGATGTGCGTGCGAGATCAATTAGCGGGCTTGGCGTTAGGTCAGCTTGGACAAATACAACTTATTTTGTGACTGGCAGCGCGGTTGATCCGTCTGACGTAACTAATTTTAGCGTCAATATCGTTGGGCAGCAAGCCGATCTCAAATGGACAGCTATTCCAGATGGTGACTTGTCGCATTACATTATTCGTCACTCGCCATTAACCACTGGCGCGACATTTAACAATAGCCGCACATTGGTCAAAAAGGTGTCACGACCAGCTAGCACAATCACAGTGCCAGCCCTTACCGGCACATATTCCATTAAGGCGGTCGATAAGTTTGGCAAGGTGTCGCAGAACGAAAATAGCAGCATTGCGCTGGTTGATAGCATTCAAGGCTTTAATTTTGCCGACAGTGCAACAGAACATCCGACATTTGCCGGATCAAAAACAGATTTGATCGTTGTTGATAACAAGCTGCAACTGGATACCAGTGCTTTGTTTGACAGCGTTTCCGGCAACTTTGACGATGCAACTGGCTTGTTTGATGGTGGCAGCGGTGCGGTTGCGGCCACTGGCACATATGATTTTGCCAACATCATTGATTTGGGTGCAGTTTATACGGGGCAAGCCAGCACAACGATGAAAGTGTCACAGCTTTCCCAGCATAGCGGCACACCGGCATCTGCGACCACTGACGTTGATTTATACGTTAGCAGCACGCAAGACGATCCAACTGCATCCCCAACTTGGACAGCTTACCGGCCATTTGTGGTTGGTTCATACACTGCACGCGCTTATCGGTTCCGCGCCGTATTGGAAACCACTGATAGCTTTGAAACGCCAGCAATTGAAGAATTGGTTGCGGAAATCAATTTGCCGACCCGAAGCGAAAGCGATAGCGATATTCAAAGCGGTGCAGGGGCAAAGGCAATCACGTTCACAACGCCGTTCAAGACATTGCTGGCAGTGTCGATTTCGGTTGGGGATATGCAGTCTGGCGATTATTATGGTATAACAAGTAAATCAGCAACGGGTTTCACGATCACGTTCTATAATAGTGGCGGCACGCCGGTTGATCGTTTGTTTGATTACGTTGCAACGGGGTTTTAGATGGCACAGCACGACTATACAATTGCAAATCAGACGTTTCCGGCAACGCGCACCGACTTAAACAACGCGCTTTCGGCAATCGTCAGCACAAATTCTGGCGCAACTGCACCAACATCGACATATGCCTATCAGCTTTGGTATGATACCGGCAACGATGAACTAAAGATGAGAAACGCAAATGATGATGCGTGGATAACTTTATTCTTGTTCGATCAAGTTGCGGATACGGCCGAAACTGCGGCTGGCGGCGGTGCTGGCTATTTCCAAGGCGAAAACGGTGCATCTGGCGACACGACAAACGGCAAGGGCGATATTTTTCGCGTTCACGAACAGCAATTAGACACAGATGTGACGATTGCGGCTGGCGATAATGCTGGCGCGTTCTTTAGTTTAACAGTGGCGACCGGCGTAACGCTGACAGTCAATGGCAATTTGGTGGTGGCGTAATGGGAACTTTAAAAGTTGATACAGTCGTTGGATCAGATGGAACAAGTCCGGTTACGCTGACTAAGCAAAGTGCGGCGAAGGCTTGGTCACACTCTGGTTTAGATGACAATGTTATTGAAGATTCATTTAATACTAGCTCTACATTTGACGAGGGTACAGGATTAGTTAATTATTCTTTTGTATCATCCTTTAACTCTGCAAATCATATAGATGTAGGAATGATTGGTAACAACGCTTCTGATGCGTTTTACGGCGGGCAAAATGCGAAAGCAGCGGGTAGCACAGGAACTATTGTTTTTTATAACACTAGCAACGTACTTGCTGATGCAAACACTATCAATATTCTTAGTCACGGAGACCTAGCATAATGAGTGAGATCTTAGTAGACAACCTCACCGGCAAGACTTCCGCTGGTGACATCACAGTGACAAGTGAAGGCGGTGCGGCGACGCAAAGTTTGCAGCAGGGTTTGGCGAAGGCTTGGGTTCGCTATGATGGCACTGCCCCCGCAAGTGGGCTTGACAGTTTAAATATAAGCTCAATAACAGATGCGGCTGTTGGCGACCAAAAACCTGCTTTCACAAACAATATGGCTAATGATGTTTATTCAAATACCGCAACGAGTGCGCAATATCATATTATTGGATTGAGTAATAATGGTGGTAGCACAGGAACGCCCACTACTGGATTTAGAATGATAACTTATGATAGTAGTCATATTGCTGTTGATACAGGAAGAGTTGCTAGTCAAGTCACGGGAGACCTCGCATAATGGCTGGAAAAATTATAGCAGACCAGATTGAACACTCGACCGCAGGTTCTCTGGATACATCTTATGTGGTGCAGGGTAGTGCGAAGGCTTGGGTGAACTTTACTTCAAACACAACAACCAGCATTAGAGATAGCCTGAACACAGCAAGTTTGACTGATATTTCAACTGCAAGAACAATCGTAACATTTAGCAACGCTATGGCAAATGCAAGTTATTCTTGCCCAACAGCTTGTAGCAACGGTGATGCTTCCGGTACAGCGAACAGTCTTGACCCTCACACTTTTTTGACTGGGTCTACTAATTTTAACTCTTTTGCAAATACTGGTCTAGCAGACAGAGACTTTAATGTTGTTAGCTTTTTAGGAGAACTTGCCTGATGCAGACACCAGAGTTCAAAGGCACTCACCTGTTTGACCGCCTATGCTGGGCAAAGGAAAACCTAGAGGGTGTGCAGTCAGACTATCGTGTAGTCTATGAAGACAGCGTTGATGAGTGCGCCAAGATACTTGTTCCAGACCCGAACTTTTGTGCCGCTTTTCTTGCGGGGGGCATCTTGCCGCCGGTCTGGGTCTATTGGGAATTAGCTGATGATGAGGCCAAGCCCGACTTTAAACGGCACACGCGCGGTTATTTGCTGCACGAAACACAGCCAATTGAAGCTGGCACAATGGAACAGTGCATTGAATATTTGATAATGAAGGATTTGCCACGGCACATCTGGCAGACTTGGGATAGCGGCAACAAGCCGAAAATGATAATATGTCACAAGGATCAATTGCCAAGCACCCGCGAATGGCGTAATGCTTGGAAGATTAAAGACGATTTAACCACTGAGAAAATAGCCGCATAGGGGATTGAAATGACTGTTGCAACTTATATCGTTGACCGCGATGGCAACCAGATAGACGCAAGCACTGCCACAGTACCGGCAAACCGCGATTTTCGTGGGGCTTGGGTGTTAAATGGTTCTGTGATAACC